CAGTCCAAACTCGAGGAGCCATGATAGCATATTCGTCTAAGACGACTGCATCAAAACCCATTCCTCGAATTGAATCTGGATTGTCTGCACCAAATATTTGAATTCTTGCTCCATTAAAGAGATCTATTCTTAATTCAGTTTCATTCCTACTACCACCAAACTGCATTAGTGGTTTTGTATAAAATTTTAAATATTCCCAAGCAATAGCTTTACCTTGTCTATAAGTCGGAGCTATAAATGCACATAAACTCCTAGGCTTGTCTGCTGCTGTTCTAATTAATTCGTTAATTGAAAGTACTGATTTCCCAAATCTCCTGTGACAAACTAGGACACTAAATCTTTTTCTAGTATTGTGTACTTCCCTTTGATACTCTCGAGGTTTATAAGGAACCTCAATTATCTTAACTTTCTTCTTTTTGCCATTGGACTTTGATTTGGACTGGTTCATCTATTCCTACTCTTGAAGTTGTACTAGCTAACCTTGGATGAACAAAAGGTGCTGCTTTTTCGGCTGCGTATAATTTTCGTTCAGGTGAGCTTGCAGGATTGTTTAACACAGATAACAAATAATCCAAAGGAGAATGTTGGTATTTCCCAGCCATTTCTTCCATAGATTTCCACAGCTTTTTAGTTTTAGCTCCAAAAGGTCTACCAGCTCCTGGTCTTTTACCACCATGATTTGGTTCTTCTTTTTTAACTACTTCGTTTTCGAATGTTTTATCTTCTTCTTGCATTAGATTATTTTTGTACCTCGTCTAAATCCACCAGGATCATAAACTTTTCTACCTTTTTTATTAAATTGTCTAAATTCAGGATGTACTAAACCTTTTTGAGCACCAGCTATTTTTTTTAAAGCTGTAGGTGCCATAAATAATGCTGTAGATGCAATAGGATGTCTCCATGCCCATTTAGCTGCACCCCAAGCCATCTTAGGTAATGTTTTTCCTAAAAATCTTTGTTCACCACTAGCTTTTTTACCTGCTTTTGCAAATATATTACCTTTAGCTACATTTTTTTTCTTATATGTACGCTTTTTATTTGTTATTTGTGGTTTATATACTACTAAATCTTTAGCCATATTAATAACTTACCTTTTTGCCTTTCTTTTTAGCATATTTTTTAGCTGCAGCTTTACCTTTTTTAGTATAAGCAAACTTTTTCTTACCTACTTTTGGCATTTTTTTTCTCCTTTTTGTCTCCAAATAATGCATTTACACTTAAACCAATAGCTGTTCCAACAGCAGCTCCTGCTGCTATTGTAGTAAACCTACCGAATGCTTTATCAAAAGACATTTTTGGTTTCTTTTTTTTAATTTCAGTTCTATATCTTTTAACTGCTGGTACTTTCATTATGCTTTCTTATCGTCATCGTTTAATATCCATGCACCTAATGCACCAATACTAGCTACTTTACCAGATTGGATAGCAAATTGTGTTTTTGGATATCTTTTAGCAAAGTGTCCTATAGCTTGACCTCTTAATGCGTGTCCATAACCATATGCCTTACCAAAAGGTGCTTTTTTTCCACCTTGGGCACCCATTGCCATGCCAGCTCTCATTGCTTTAACATTGTAAGCTGCACCAATAGCTGCTTTTTTTGCCCACATGCCACCACGCAGACTTTTTCGCTTTTTGATGCCACCCATGCCAATCTTAGATCCAGCTTTTCTTAGCGTTCTTCTAAACTTAGAAGCACTTGCTAATGTTTTAACTAAGCTCATGCTCATACTTATCCTTTTTTGTTGTTGTTGTTATTTCCAGACATCATACTCATAATACCTATTGCACCAGCTCCTGTTGCTGCGTAAGGTGCTATATCTAATGCTGTATTAATTCTTTTAACCCTTCTTTTTGTAGAATCAGGTTTTTTCCAAGCGTACTTTCCGATTTTTGAAGCTCTTGTTGGACCTAATCCTTTTCTTTTATCAAGAAATGCATCTACTCTTTTTTTTCCAAAAATACCTTCAAATCTTTTTACGAGCTTATCAACGTCTGATAAAGCTCCGAATTTTTTTATCATCTTAATAAACCCTGTCTAGCAGCATCTTGTACTGTTGGCATTGGCATTTGAGTTCCAGCTCGTTTGCCCATAGCTGCCATTTGAGGACTCATTTGCTGCTGTTTCAATAAACCCTCTTGTTGTTTTTTTGCCATCTCTGGCATTAATTTAGCTTTTAATATTAGTTGAAGCTCCTGTTGTTCTTCAGGATTCAACATAATTAAGTTATCTGCTAATTTCTCTAATTTTTTAGTTTTCATATTATTTCCATGAAGCTGATAATTCTTTTGTTACTTTTACAACGTCACGCATTTCTCCAGTTTTTTTATTTTTTAATGTAAATCTAGCAGCCATATATGGAACTGGTGCTGATTTTGGCGAATTAATTGTCGTTAATCCTGGAAATTTTTTATATGTTGCTTGTAGATTTTTATAACTTGATGATGGTTTAAAATCTTTAAAATGTTTTCTTAAAGCTTTTTGTTTAGCCTTATTAGGCTTACCATGAGTAAACACCCCCATTACTCCACCTTTGGGATGTTCCCAATTATATGCCCATCTTTTATCTCCTAATTGTGTCAGCATTATCCTATGTACTTTCTAGATTCCTCGAGCAACTTCGTTTTTTTTCGCCATTTTGGATCTTTGAAGTTTTTCGATAAATTTTGTTTTTGCTTTATTTGTCGCTCGATAGGAAACCTCCACATATCGACTGTATTCTTAGGTTTTTTTCCGAATAATTTACTTAAAAATTTAGTTGCTATCATTTTCCTTGTCCATTGTATTTCTTAAATTGACGTCTCTTGTGTTTGTTCATTTTGCACTTGCTCGGATTTCTTCCGATCGAAGTTTTGTGGTGTATAGGCTCATGTGCTATAAAGTCCTTAAACTTCCTAGCCATTAGTCGTTATCTAGAATATCCCATATCACAGCACCTGTTATAGCACTAGATACTTTTGGATTTTTCTTGATCCACTTACCTGTTGCTTTAGAACCTGTATGAGCCTTTTTTTGGGCACCATATAGTCCTTTAGCGATGCCAGGATAACCTTTTTGGCTTGCGTATTTAGCAGCTCCTGAAGTCATTTTTCCTAACTTTTTTTTGCCTTTGTATAGGGTTCTAAGCATGCTCACGCCTACTCGCCCTGCAGCTACAAATGGTATCATATATGTCGTCCTTTCTTATAATGTATTCGTACAAAACCCCCCTAAACAAGAGTCATCGAACATCGATGATCTTGATAGGGTGAAACTAAAACCCTACCTTTTTAGTTGTCGCCAATCGATTGTTATCGATTGTCGTCTTTAATCTTTTAATCAACAATCTCAATCGCAATTAATTATCAGCATCACAGATGCACGCTCGCTGAAGTGCTCGCTTGATAAGTTAATTGTCTCAATCGATTGATTGATATCACTGCCACCTCCCTCCCCACTGGTCGGTCGGTGTCTTTGTTGTAAGAGATAGTCACTCCCACCCCCAGTAGGTGGTGGTCGTGGCTCTTATCTTCTTAATTATTGATCGCTGTAGCAAGTAGCAGCGATAAATAATTGTTGTTTATTAAAATGATTTGGTAGTTATTAACTCTCGGCGAAATCGATTGATTAATGATTACCGAATCACTCTTAAACTATTGATATATCTAACTATCTTGATTGCTAGTATATTAATAGACACACTAAATAGTGCTAATTCTACGTCAATCGATAGAATAGCACAGGAAGGTATATATGTTAAACTATAATCAAGAGATACTCTTGGATAGTGATACTCATAGAATAGGTAGTTATTATACTATTAATTATGAGTTTCCTTTCCCAGAAAAGGAGATTCTACAGCAAAGAGATAAAGAAATGCGTAGAATATTGAAGAAACACAATCATCTTTGTCGCTCTGGCGAACAAAGATAATTGTTCATTTAATAATAACTAACCAATAGGAAGGTCATATGACTAAACAATACGATAGAAGTGCAGTGTATAATATGCCATTAGAAGAAAAGGTACAAAAAGGTATCTTCATGGCACCAGTTTTAAAAAGAAAATTGGACGCACAAGATGTTGAGATTGCAGCAGTAAGAAAAGAAAATGCTGAAATCAAAGCACAAAATGCTCAAATTATCGAAATGATGAAAAAGTTCGTAACTAAAGCATAGTTCAAAGAAATACAACTAGCGATATCGCCTTTCAGGTATCGCTAGTTTTAAAAAAATTCAATTAAAATAAGGAGTAAAGATGAGTCATTATTTTCAAACAGAACAAGCGAGTAAAAATGGGTGTAGATGTAGAGAGATATTTATACCTGAACATATCTATGTATATGATATTCCTTGTATAGAATGCAAGAGATTCACTACAATAGGTATGAAAGGTGAAGATTTATATAAATATAATCAAGGAAAATACATTCAAGAATCATTTCCATATATACCAATAGAATATAGGGAATTATTAATGTCTGGAATATGTCCAGATTGTTTTGATGTCTTATTCCCTGAAGAAGATAATTAAATACAAAGAGTAATCACTGGCTATCGCCTGTGCCTACTCGGCAGGCGATGGCCTGTTAATGAATATGTGGTTTGTTCACCATTTTCCCACTGCAATGCACTTACAGATAAAAATGGTAACTAATGACGCTGTAAGTATTCATTAAATAAGGAGTGTATATTTATGATAGATGATAATCTGGACTCAAACTCAAGAAAAGAGAATAAAACAAGACCATGAAAGGATTAGGTCGAGATATACTCAAAGATGATAGGAGATAACCCCTATCACTCCAGAGAGCCATATTAACAAAAAGGAGAAATAAATGGGATATTGTAATAATCCAATAGATACTACTATACCTAAATGTAACAATCCAGAGAAACCAAATTGTAATAATTTAGGTCAAAGAATGCATATATTAATAGAACCAGATGATACTGAAAAATCATATTATATGTGCGATAAATGTTATGAATCTTGGATAATGGGATAGAGCAAATGATAACCTTGAATAGACAAATACAATTAAAACTAAAAAAGTTTGATGAACTTATGATTAAACTTAAATCAAAATATGTAGATGATAAATCGCAAAAAGAATTTGAAGATGATTTAGAATATAGAAGTGCATTAAAAGATTCTGTATTTTACTCAGAACTGCATAAACTAGATGAAAAGATACAAGAAGTACACAAGTTAGTTAACAAAGGGCAAATCACCTGTAGTCGTGGCACAGGTGATTAGCCTGTATAATATAAATATATAGGGAGATGATATGAGTTGTAATATAGAAAATTGTTATTGTAAGAGTCCAATAATTTATCCTAAAGATTGTTATAATGATGGCATTATTAATAATGATAGGATTGAAGTAAGTAAAGACCAATATTCAAGTATAATTGGAGAAATTAGATGTTGGGAAAATAATATTCATTTAGAGATGAATATAGGTAGATATTTTAAAATAAAGGAGAATGTATGAATAAAAACTTAATGTGTGTAGAAATGATATTTGATTTTAAAATAGATCAAGATTGGAAAGGTAAAGATCCATGGCAAGATCCAGTATCTGTAAAAATATTAGATAATATAGAGAGTAATATAAGTAATCTTCGAGAAATAATAGGTGCTGATGAATGTAGTGTAAATAATGTTTGGAGAAGCACGCCTCAAGCAACTCAAAAGAAAATTAAATATAATGAATTTAGAGAGTGGCTTATGACTTGTCCAATACCATATGTACAAGAAGAACTACATGATTTTGATGATGATAGTATAGTTTTTGAAACTTCAAAAATTAAAAATAAAGGATAATTATATGAAAAAAATGCAAGTTAATATTAAAGTTGAATACGATAATATAGAAGATCCTAATAGTTATGAAGCAGAAGAGATCATACAGAATTTAAACCTTAAAATTACACAAGGTTTAATTAAAGATGCTACTTATGCAGATTCTATATATGTCCAAGATGTGCAGGTAATAGATGAAATGTAAATATTGTAATGATACAGGATATAGTTCAGATTATTTACATGACCAAGATGTAGTATTTGAAACATTTCCATGTCCAAATTGTAATAAAAAAGAACATAAAGAATGGTATAAACAAGAATATGGAGAAGATAATGAAAATATTTGAAGTAGAATTTGTATATGATGATTGGGATACAGCAAAAAATGCAAATGTAGGTTCTCAAAAGAATCCATTTAGAGTGCGTATACCATTTCCAAAAGATGTAAAGTATTCACAAAGATTTTGGAGTGATAACCATAGTGTTATTAGAAAAATATTTCAAAAGAAATATAATCCAGAAATTAGATCAGATTCATATGAAAGAAGATATTGGATACACGCAATAAGGAGAGTATCATGACATTAAAAAGAAAATTTAGAGATAATGGAAATAATCTAATAACTGCTACAAGACCTCAATATATTAAAACTAAAGAAACAGTAGGAGAAGAATCTAGAATAATTAAAGGTAATAGTTTTAAAAAAAGTATTAATCTTTATTTTAGAAAAAGTAAAGCATCTAAAATTAATTGGGAAAAAACACATCGAAAGGATAAATAATGAATAAAGATACAATAACAATGATAGCAAAAGTTACTAATGAATCTTATACTAATGGTATTAGTAAAGGTAGATTAGAAGCTTACAATCAAATAATAGCATATTTAGATGGTCATTTTGAAGGTAAAATAACTGCTGCTATTCGTAATGTTAAACATCAAGTAAATGAATGGATTGAAAATGAAAAAACAAACTAAAGTACCAAAAGGATGGACTGCTAAACAATATGCAGAACATTTATTATGGTTAAGTAAATTTACTGACTGTAAGGAGGTAAAGAGTGTACCGAGTAAAAATAAAAGGAAAGTTCAAGGAAAAACCAATAAATCTAGCAAGAGCAGTAAATCTAATGTTCAAGCAGAAGTTTAGTGGATCCATACAAAAAGAACATTTAAGTTGGTGGAAACCATATTGGATTAAATCAATAATGCTTGAAATACTATATCCAAAAGAAGGATATATAACATTAGTTAAAATATTTAGAGAGGGTAAGCCATCAGTAAGAGTAATAACAAGTCCAATCAGTTCCGACAAGCGAGAACTGCTTGTTCTTAATAAAAATTATGGAAAGGAGAAATAATGGGTAAAAGATGTTTTAATTTTCTACCTGAAGCTAAACAAATTGCAAAGCAATTAATAATACATAGATTATGGCATGGTTTATCTCAAGAGAAAATAGCAACTATATTAGGTGTATCATTTCAGCAATATCAAAAATTGGAAAAATGTGAAAATAGAGTTCTAGCAGAACAATTATTAAAAATATGTGATACTTATAATTGGGATCCTAGAACAATATTAAAAGCAGATCCAATTAAAATGTTAGATAAATGGTCTCAAAAATATAAAGCAAAAACAAGACCAAATATAAATAATTCAATACAAAAAATACATAAGAAATTAGATCATTTAGATGACATTGCTTATAAATGGTATTTTAAGAATAAAAAAGAACCATTAGTATTAACAGAAGATATGGAGGTTAAATAGTGAATGGAATATTTAACTTTGTAAAATTTGTAACTTATAGCGTAGCAGCTGTAAGTGTCAGAAAAGCCTGGAATTGGCTCACTGAAGATGTCGATCCAATTCCTGGTACTAAAGAATTTGACAGAGAATATGAATCGGTCAAATTTAAATATAAACATATGCGTAAACAAAAGGAGGAATATGAAGCGTATAGAAAAAGTAGGTGAGTATGCAGTTAAAACATTTACATTACCATTAAGAATTGGTGTTGGAATCTATAAGGCAATTAAAAAAGAAATGCCTGAAAAGGTTGAGATGCCATTTGAATTTAAAAGAAAGGAGGATAACAATGTCGGAAGTAAAACTAACAACTAGAGAAAAAGTTGAAAAGAAAATGGGATTAGCAAAACATATACATGAAATGTATTATCAAAATGCAATCGCATTTATGCAAGATCCTAGGTACAAACAATTACCTCAGTATCTTCAAACTTCTGGTATTTCTTCTACATTTATTGCTTGGAAAGAAGCATTAGATAAAAGTAGAGATGCTAGAGAATTTGCAGAAAAGTTAAAAGAAGAATCTGCATCTAGAGAAAACGTAACCAAAATAGCATAGGAGGCTAAATGGGAGATAATAAAATAATGAGACCAATAAGACAAACTGAAATGGATTATTGGAATTTCACTATTGATAGAGAGTATGACGATAGAAAAAATTCTCTGAAATCTGAAATGGTTGATGAGATAAATGATATTGCTGATACTAACTATCCTAAATTTATGAAAGCTCTAAAAATAGATAAGTTAACTAAAGATATAGATAAACTTTATAAAGATTATCATAAGTTTAAATCTGAGAAAGAACTTATTGAACAAGAGTTAAAACGTAAATTAGATAAATCAGTAAATGCTTTAACTACTCAGTTAGATAAATGGAATAAAGTTAGAAAATTTCATGATGGTCATTTTAACCATGGAGATTTACAAGATCCAAGTAAACATGAACCATTATTTAAAGGTTTATGCCATAAAGAAACTGAAAGAGCATATTACGCTAGTCCAAAAGGTAGAGCATTAAAGCTATTAGAAATATCTGCTAAAAGATGTAAACATAGTTTAAATGCTGGTTTACCTTTAGACACTGCTGTTAACGTTATACATCAGGAAATGGCATCGCAGAAGATTAAGTTAGATCTTCCAAAGAATGTCTTTAATCCAATGATGTTAGAAAATAAATAAATAATATGGCAAATGCCCGGCACCTTGTGTCAGGGCATTGTGCCCAATAAACAAATAAGGAGGAAATATGGGATTTGACTTACATGGTGAAAGACCAACTATTAAAGAAGGTACTGTAAAACCAAAAGAAATTAATTGGGATACAGCTACTCAAGAAGAAAAAGAAGCATATTGGGAAGCTCAAGATAAATTTAGAGAGGCTAACCCAGGTGATTACTTTCGTGCAAATGTATGGGGATGGAGACCCATTTGGAATTTTGTATGTGAAGTATGTCCAGATATATTGACCGAAGAAGATTTTAAAAGAGGTCAGTATAATGATAACCATTTAATTGAAGAAGATAGAGCAAAAGATATTGCTAAAAGACTTCGAGAAAAAATGGATTTAGCTAGAGACAGACAAAAGAAATATGAAACTGAAGCTCCTAACAAAGAAAAGTTTAATAAAATGTTAGAAGATGCTGCAAGATTTATATTTGAAAATATATCTAAACCTAAATCTGAATTAATAACTTGTCCTGGAGATATGCAAATACATGATCCAGAAAATTATAAAAGATGGGAAACATTAACTTATTATGATAATATAAAGTTTGATGAAATGTCTTATCCAATAGATGCAGATTTCATTGAAAAATTTGCAAACTTTGCAGAACATAGTGGAGGCTTTAGAATAAACTAATGAAAACTGATGAACAATTAAAAATAATTGATAAAATTACTAATAAAGCAATTAAGCAGATAGAAAAAGAGAGAGAAGGTAAAAGAAGAAATTACTTTGTCGAAATGCTTAGATATTGTGAATTAGTAATTAATAATGTTAAAAAATATTTAAACTAAGGAGATATATGCCAAAGAAAAAATGTGAATATCATGGAGATGATGATGAATCAAATAATGTTTATATGTTCCACCATCAAAAACTTGATATAAATTTATTTACAAATGCAGATACATTTGAACAAGCTATGATGAAATTTGATCTATGTGAATTTCCAGATAGAGATAATTGGAAAATATTTCTAGAATGTGCACATCAACCAACAGGAGGTAAACATGAAAGAAAAGCTAGATGATGCTTATGAATTAATGTTAGCCATTGAAAAGTTTTTAATGGATAAACTTAATGCTACCATTGATGGACATGGTACTACAACTGACTTTAAAGATAAAGAATCAGATTGTGATGTCCGAGTAGATGGTAAAAAATATAATATAACAATCAGCGAACAAGAGGATGATGATGTATAAATTACATATATGGAAAGCAAATATGGGTGATAATGGACCAGAGACTGGTACAGAAATCCATGAGTATATTAAAAAACCTACATTTGAAGATATGTATGGTCATATAGGATGTGATATGATTGAAATATTACATGGATATGATAAAGATATATCTAATAGGACTTTTGATATTTACTGTGATGAAGAAAGTAAATTAAAAAGTCCTTTTGTAAAAAATGATAGAGCAACAAAAGCATGGTATACTTGGCAAGAAAGAACTGGAAGAACTTGTATTGAAGGTGATTTCGTTGCAGGTAATGTTGCAATTATAGAAAAGGTAAAGGATGAAGCAGCATAACGATAATGAAGGTATGCAAAATCTTAAGACGATTGATTCTCTTGAAAAAGAAAATTATGAACTTAAAAAAGAGATAGATCGTCTTAAAGAAGAATACCAAATTCTTGAAATTATTGAAAGAAATCATAAAAAAATAAATGGTAATCTTCACAAAGATCTTGCTAAATTAAGTAAATCTAATAAAGACTTACAAGACAAAGTTCATGAATTTGTAAGACCAACCAAAAGGAGCATAGATGATCTTTAAACCAAGTTTAAAAACTGAAATAGAAAAAGTACAAATGGAATTAGACGATTGTATTGAAGCTATATCAGTTTTAGATAATGCTATAGCTTGTGGATTTCTAAAAGATAAACATTCTTTGATTGCACAAGAATGGATTAAAGAATATCAAGCTGATATAAAAAGATGTAGAGGCTTTTTAGATAACGCAGGAGGACAATAATGAGTAATGAAAATATGTTAAGAGCTTTAGTTGCTACTAAGCAATTAGAAATTGATAAATTAAAACGTAAAATAAAGGAGATGGAAGATGACTATCAAAACAGACTCAGAAATCTTGAGGATAGAAAAAAGAATAAGAGGTCTAAACCGAGTGACGTCAGCGATAAATGATTTATCTATTTATGGAATTTTCTATGGAAATTATCCAGAATTAGTTAAAGTGTTAGAACACGCTAAAGATCATGTTAAGGAAGAATTGAAATTTTCTAAAGAAAGATTAGAAACTGTAAGTACAGCAGAAGCTGTAGATGGATCTAAACCTGATCCTGAAGTTATTGAAGCATATTTAGATAAACGAATTTAAGAATTCTAATTGAGAGTAGCTAGCTGTAAAACAGGGATCTTCTCATTTAGATAGAGCCTGCTGGGAGACTGGCAGGTTCGTTAGCTCCTGTGAGGCAGTGAAGATAGTTTAAAGACTGGGTAGTAACTGCCTTACCTAAATTTCTGTAATTTTAATTACCCAAGATTTAGGAATCATAGTACGATCCCCAAAGGTAATAGTTCCATCATCTTCTTTATCATAACTTGCAAAAAGTTTTATAGCTTTACGATCTTTATGAAAGATCCATCCTTCATTAACAGGATTAGCAAGTTTCATATTTTTAAATTCTTTTTCAGATGCCCATGCAGAGTCGCTTAAAGCATCTACCCATTCAACACGTACCTTGGTATAAGGTATATCATTAGTGTCAGGGTCTTTAACTGATTTCTTTTTTTTAATGTAACGTTTTTTTGTCATGAGCTGCCCAAATGTAAGTATCAAATTCATCCATAGATGGTACGATATGGTTGCCTTCTTCTTCAAAAACTAATTGAAGATAAGTTGAATAAATAATAGCAAGTGCCATAGCATCTGCAGCTTTTAAAGATAAGTGAGGATTTTGTTTTTTAATAAAATCACCAATAAGATCTGGCTTTACTCCATCAAGAAACTTCTCGGAATAAACCTTTTTAGCCTTTGGAAATTTTAAAATTTTGCTCATAATTTACATACCTCTGGCGAGGATAACTACTATAACTATTTGGGTTGCAGTAGAAAATCAACGCTATTTTGTATCTTAGGTACAAGTTTGTTATATACTTTTATCCATAATAAGCTGTCATCATAGAAAAAATTCTTGTTTTTCCACATATTGTAGTAATGATCATAGAATATACTACATATTGGTAGTGGATCTATGTCAATTTTCTCCCAAAAGTGACGTTCTGACATACCACAATTATGTAATTGGTTATGATGTTTTACACATAATGGAACAGTAAATTGATCACCTACTTTCTGCCCAATACCTCTATGCATAGCATATTGAATATGGTGAGCATTACATCCATTTTGTTGACAAAGAATACAAGGATTAGAAGCTACCCACTTTAGGTACTTTTTGTCTTTTATTCTGAGTTCCTTGTCCTCTGATAGTGTTGTGCACTTTTTTGTAGCCATAATAAATTGAAAGTCTAGAAAGACCTTCGTGAACTCTATTAGATGCTTTACGTTCTGTCAAACCTAGAATGTGAGCTATCTCAATAATACCATGATTAAACCAGCAGAATAACTTCATAGTTTCTGCAATTTGTGGACCAATTTGTTCATCACAATCTTTGACTGCCATAGCAGCTCCAAGAGAAGATGTAATAAAATCTGTACTAGAACCATCAACTCGTTCTTTAAGAACGTTGCCAGTTCCACCACCCATAAGTTCACACATTAATCTATATCTAGATCCTGCCTCATATTCTTCAATAGATATGAGTTTTCGGTGGTGCATATACATAAGCCTGGATTCTCTAATATTAAGCCATACTTTTTTCTTATCACGTATGGTAGATATTAATTCAGGTTTTTCAATCTGACGCATAGTTCCTTTTATAATCTTTTATAGCATTATCAACAAAAGACTTAAAATTATTATTTTTTAAGTAAAGGGAATTAAGTCTATAAACTCTATTCATTTTACATGAATGGAGACGAGCAATAGTGCTCTTACACCCATACGCTTGCGTAGGGTGCAATAGCCAAGACAATATAATAGATAAATTATACATTTTATATTGTTCACTATTTCTTATACTACTTTTACCTTTTAACATATTGATAGGTATGTTATAGGTATTACTTATAAACTTTTGAATATTAATAACCATAAGGAGATAATTATGAAAATTGAATATAGACATTCTGCCTCCAAGACTAATACGTTTATTGATTCCCCACCATTTTGGATAATCAATGAATTATTTGATTTTGAGTCAGAACCTAATGCAAGAATGGTGATGGGATTAACAGCTGAGGATGCTGCTCATCATGCAATATCTAACCAAATCAGTGATGAAGATACTATCACAGATTATGCTACAAAGAAATACCTAGAACATGGTTTAGAAACCACAGATGAATGTGGATGGTCTGGAATCATAGCTCATAAATTTGTAGAAAATTTAGCTGAGTTTGGTGAAGTAATCTCGTTTCAGAATGAAAAACAGATTAGTGGTAAAAAATATGGTCTAAAATATGATGTAGTCGGAAAGACTGACTTTGAGTTCAAAGATGTTATAGTTGATACTAAAGCAACAGCATATATTAGACGATTAAAAACTAAAGGTGGCATAGTGGATCCTAAATGGTATCCAAAAGCTGCTGATGTT